TGACATTCAAAAGAACCGTATCCAAACTGGCAACAGGTTGGTAGGTAACTTCAAGGCCAAGCTAGGGCAAGCACCGAGCGAGAAGGAGGACACGATAGACAAGGAAGGCCAACAAGTACTGACTAACTTGCGGAGGTCACACAAACTTCTTACTGAGGGGGTGGCAAGTTTTCCAAGACAAGCTACCTTTAAAGGTGATGAGGTAATCAGTGACTACACCGAGCTATGTTTGGTAGACAACTACCTTGAGCTAGAGGCACAGGAGAAGTCTCACTTCCGCAGGCTAGGCAATATTCTTAAAGGCTACCCAATCTATAACGAATTCCTTTTGGGGGTGACGGGAGTTGGGCCTGCTATGGCAGGTGTTATGCTCAGTGAGATAGACATCACCAAAGCTGAATACCCATCTAGCCTACACAAGTATGCAGGACTGGATGTTGCTAGTGACGGGCAAGGACGTAGCCGCAAGAAAGAACATCTTGAGGACAGCGAGTATGTCGATGCGGAGGGTGAGGTAAAAGTTAAGAAAGGTATCACGTTTAATCCATTCCTTAAGACTAAGTTAGTAGGTGTACTGGGTAGTAGCTTTATCAAACAGTCGCCTGACAAATGTGTGTACCGTAAGATATACGATGACTACAAGCACAGACTTGAACACATGGACGCGCATAAAGAAAAGTCCAAAGGGCATCGACACAACATGGCAGTGCGCTATATGGTTAAGATGTTTTTAGTTGATCTGTATAACGCATGGCGCAGGATAGAAGGTTTGCCTGTTGCACCGACATACAGTGAAGCCAAGCTAGGTAAGGTGCATAAGATCGCCGCCTAACTAAACGAGTCACAAATGGGAAGGCAACCAAACGAAGCAAACGAGTCAATGAGCAAAAGACAACCATGAGAATAAAGCGAGTCATCTGATAGAAGACAACCATTCGACGATAGCGAGTCACGAGCATCAAGACAACCAGATAATCTAAACGAGTCACCAGACTTTAGACAACCATTTGAGAGAAACGAGTCAAAGGATGGGAGATAACCATTTGAGAGAAACGAGTCATGCGCGTCAAGACAACCAGACAATCTAAACGAGTCAATATATTCTAGGCAACCACGTAATGTTAACGAGTCAAAGGATGGGAGACAACCATTTGAGAGAAACGAGTCACGGCTCCCAAGACAACCAAAGTCGATAAACGAGTCATCGACGAGTAGACAACCAGAACATGCAAACGAGTCAGGTATGCGAAGACAACCAGATTAAGTGAACGAGTCACGGAAGGAGAGACAACCAATGCGACAAAACGAGTCAATGAACCGAAGACAACCATCGAGCGAAAACGAGTCATGCAATTGGAGACAACCATGTTATACAAACGAGTCGTTGAAGGTGAGACAACCGAAGAGCGCAAACGAGTCGTGGAAGGCGAGACAACCGAAGAGTGCAAACGAGTCAAGAGAGAGCAGACAACCAGACCCCCTAAACGAGTCATGGTAAATGAGACAACCAACAAGGACGAACGAGTCAAGAGGAAGAAGACAACCAGACCCGCTAAACGAGTCATTGTTCCAAAGACAACCAGAGATCGCAAACGAGTCATGTAATTGGAGACAACCATCCTGCGTAAGCGAGTCAATCCAATCGAGACAACCAGACATAGTTAACGAGCCAACTGCGATGAGACAACCAAAACCGGCAAACGAGTCACACTAGATAAGGCAACCACTAAGGAGGAACGAGCCATGAGTGTAGAGTTACCGACAGACCTTCTCTTCTACATAAGAGATGACGAAGGGAAAAAATGGGCGTACCAACTGGTCACTAAACCACTTGCTGCTTTGTATTGGAAAATTAGTAGTTACAAGTTGAAGCTAAGTGATATAAAGATAGCCAGTGAGTGTACGAGTGAGCAACGTAGTGAACTTAAAAGATTAATTCTTAGAGACATACAGGAGTGCGAACAATGAGCAGAGATAGGATAGTCGTAGAGCTAGAAGAGTACTTGTTAACACAGGAGGAAGACTACGTATCCCCTGAGGAGCGCAAGCAAGAGATGGCCGACCGCGCAGCCGATGAAGCGATGTCTACGTGGAGCGATGAATGAGAGTTATAATAGAGCTTGAAGAAGACGATGCAGAGGAAATAGTTGAGCTAGGCCAAGAGCTGTTAGCCATTGTCCGTAGGCTCGAAGATTTAGAAAGACGGTGGGACGGGGCGTTAGAGGTTTTGCTAAATGCCAAATGACTTGAGCACTAACATGTGCCCCAAATGTAAGGAGATTTCTGAAGAAGTGTTGAACATGCAGACGCACAAACGTGTGGGCTGGTACTGTTTGAAGTGTGAGCATTTCGAGCAGGCTATTCTAAGAGAAACAACTATACATAAAGTTGTAAAGGTACGTATCTAAACAGGAGATGATGATGGCAAACGCATTTGCTAGAACAAATAGCAGAGGGAACCACTTGGTACAGGGCTTAGACTTATCAGAGCTAAGGCCAATTGACGTTACCGCTAAACGTATGGACCCGTGGGATTTAGTGTCCCACTTGAAATACAAAGATGTTCCGGTACGGCACTTCCTCGCAGAAGATACAAATGGTGACTTACTCTTCACGTACTTAGACAAATACAATTTGCTGTTTAGTCACGCCAACAGGGAAATTAATTTTAACGGAACTCATTTACAAGTGCGGCATTACGGCGGGGCAAAGGAAATAAAAGCGGGGCCGGATAGGTTTTTAATCTACGGCGGTAGTATCTACAGGAGATGAGCAGTGACGAAAAAGACAGATAAAGAAATACAACGTGAGAATTTAGCTGAAGATATCAAAACGTATTTAGCGAGAGGCGGCGTAATAAAAACTTATAGTAATGGCGAGAGTGCTGTTGAAGAGAAAAAGAACAACGCTGCTTGGGAAAAGAAATTGCGAGTAGTACCTAAGAAAGAGGCAACATAGTGTGGACATAATAACAGTAGACTTTGAGACTTATTACGATAAGACGTTCTCTCTAAGTAAGATAACTACCGAACAATATGTGCGAAGCCCTGACTTTGAGGTCATTGGGCTGGCAGTAAAAATTAATGACGGAGAAACATCTTGGTTGAGTGGAGGTCACAGTGCCCTTAAAGAATACTTACACGCTAACTATGATTGGGAAAACAGTGCTGTATTGGCCCACAATACTATGTTTGATGGCTCCATTCTTAGTTGGTTGTTTGATATTCACCCTAAGTTATTTCTTGACACGATGTGTATGGGACGTGGGCTACACGGTGTGGAAACAAGTGCGTCGCTAAAATACTTATCAGAAATGTACGGTATAGGCGAGAAGGGTGACGAAGTAGTACACGCGCTGGGCAAACACCGTGCGGATTTTACAGACGACGACCTCTCCAGATACGGAGACTACTGTATACAGGATGTAGAACTAACTTATAAATTGTTTAACATGTTCATGGTTAAACGTGCGTTCCCGAAACCCGAACTTAAAGTTATCGATGTAACCATCCGAATGTTTATTGACCCAGTACTAGAACTAGATATGAGTAAACTGGAAAGCCATCTCGATACACTTCAAGACCAGAAAGAAAAGCTCCTTGAAGAATGCGGCATTGAGAAAACCGAACTGATGTCTAATCTAAAGTTTGCTAAGGCACTGGTATCTATGGGCGTTACACCGCCTATGAAAACAAGTTTACGTACAGGCAAAGAAGCTTTTGCTTTTGCTAAGTCTGACGAAGACTTTAAAGCCCTACAAGAACATGAAGACCCCCGCGTACAAGCCCTAGTAGCGGCACGTATAGGGCTAAAGAGTACGTTAGAGGAAACACGTACTAAGAGGTTTTTGGACATCTCCTTACGGGGAACCCTTCCTGTACCTATTAAGTATTACGCCGCACACACGGGTAGGTGGGGCGGTTCCGATAAGATAAACCTGCAAAACCTACCATCCCGTGGGCCAAATGCCAAGGTACTGAAATCATCTATTTGCGCCCCCGAAGGGTACACGTTAGTCGAAACCGATTCTGCTCAGATAGAGGCACGGGTACTAGCGTGGTTATCCAATCAAACCGAATTAGTCAAGGCGTTTGCCAATGGCGATGATGTGTACAAGATTATGGCATCGGCTATCTACGGCAAACCTGTAAGTGAGATAAACAAAGAAGAGCGTTTTGTAGGGAAGACTACTATCCTTGGTGCAGGGTACGGGATGGGGTCTATCAAATTCCGTGATCAACTTAAGAACTTCGGGGTCGAAGTAAGTGAGGTAGAAGCTAAACGTATCATACGTATTTATAGGGAAACGAATTACGCTATCACCGCACTGTGGAGACAAGCTCAAGTCGCATTAATGTCAATGTATCAAGGAGGTTCTGCTCCGATAGGCAGGGAGGGAGTGCTCACAGTAGAACCGCATGAGAAAGGGGTTCGACTACCTTCTGAATTACTTATGTACTACAACGATCTTCAAGCGGAAGAAACAGAGCGGGGGTTGCAGTTTACTTACAAGACTCGTCGAGGTCGGACTAAAATCTACGGGGGTAAACTTATAGAGAATGTGTGCCAAGGTATTGCACGCTGCATCATGGCAGACCAAATGGTTAGGATATCCAAACGATATAGAGTGTTGCTTACTGTACACGATTCTGTGATATGCTGCGTACAAGACTCAGAAGTAGACGAAGCTGCGGCTTATGTCAGTGAGTGCATGCGTTGGACACCGGAGTGGGCAAACACCCTTCCGGTGCGTGGTGACGTGGAGGTCGGAAAAAATTATGGAGAGTGCGTTGAATGGAAACCAAACCAACATGGTCGTTCAGCAGTTTAAAAACGTTTGATCAATGTCCTAAGAAGTATTACCACACTAAGGTGGCAAAGGACTACCAAGAAAATTTTAAGACTACAGCAATACTGTACGGTAATGAGTTCCATACAGCCGCCGAGAAGTACGTAGGTGGAGAAGTAGATGAGTTAGACCCAAGGTTTAGTTTTACACAAGCGGCCCTCGACAAACTGAAAGGTATGAAAGGGGAGAAACTTTGTGAATTTAAGATGGGCCTAACTGCAAACCTTGAACCGTGTGGCTTTTTTGATAAGGACGTATGGTTCAGGGGGGTATCAGACTTAACGATACTCGATAGGGAATCAGGTGTAGCTAAAGTTATAGACTATAAAACTGGTAAGTCTGCTAAGTATGCGGACAAAGGACAGTTAGAGTTAATGGCGTTGGCTACGTTCAAACACTTCCCTGAAGTAAAAGTAGTTAAAGGTGGATTGCTTTTTGTTGTGTGTAACGCATTTATAAAGGACACGTACACAATCGATCAGGAGTCCGACCTGTGGAAGAAATGGCTTACAGAGTACGCGAAGGTGGAGAAAGCATTTGAAGTAGATGTTTGGAATCCCCACCCTACAGGACTTTGTCGTGCCCATTGTGTTGTATTGGAATGTCCCCATAACGGAAAAAGGTAATAGGAGAAAAAGTAATGCCTTACAAAAACCCTAAAGATAGACCTAAGCAAACCAATAAACCCGTAGGTAGTGCAGCGTTTAAGGCGCGTATGGAAAGACAACGTGCTAGACGAGCAGTAGATGCAAAGGGTACGGACGCTAACAAGAACGGAAAAGCTGACAAACGTGAAGGTAAGGATGTTAGCCACGTTAAAGCTTTAAGCAAAGGTGGTAGCAACAAGGACGGAATAAAGATAGAGAGTAGTAGTAAGAACCGTGCCCGTAACTATAAGAAAAAGAAGTAAAGGCTGTGGATTCAGAGCAAGTACTTATAGACAGGATACAGCAACGAAAAAAAGAATTTACACAGTGGCACTTAAATAATCCCGCTATTTGGGCTGCATTTGAGCGGTTCGCTTTAGAAGCTGCTGAGTCTAATCGTTCCACTTACTCGCATTGGGCTGTAATGAACCGCGTTAGGTGGCACACCAGCATCGAGACAACGGGCAAAGAGTTTAAAATATCCAACAACCACATAGCGTTTTACGCTAGGGTATTTTGCGGCACGTACCCCCAGTACAGAAACTTCTTTAACTTTAAGCCCCTTAAAGAAGAAAGACTATTGCGTTGTTTACGCCAACAAAAAGAGAGTTAGTACATGCAGATAGTAAATAATAGAGGATTGCTGCTTAGGGTACGTAACCCTGCAAAGATCACTACCGCTATACCTACTAGCAAACAAATTAACAACAACGATGTGCTTGTGCGGTGGGGAGTAGACGAGTCCAGAGTACTGCGTAACCTTAATGTTAAGAACGTGCCCTCACCTATCCTAGGCAAATACGATTGGCCGGGGAGGTACACTCCTTTTGACCATCAGAAAACTACTGCGTCTTTCTTAACTATGAACCGCCGCGCTTTTTGTTTTAACGAACAAGGCACAGGAAAAACTGGGTCGGCTATCTGGGCCTCCGATTTCCTAATGCGGGAGAAGATAATAAAACGAGTTCTCATTATCTGCCCGTTGTCCATTATGGAGTCGGCATGGGGGGGCGATCTGTTTAACTTTGCTATGCACCGTAAAGTAGATGTAGCGCATGGAGCTAGAAAGAAACGCCAAGCTATTATTAACAGCGATGCCGAGTACATTATCATAAACTATGACGGGGTAGAGATTGTAAGGGATGAGATAGCCAATGGGGGATTTGACTTAATCATTGCAGATGAGGCAACTCATTATAAGAATGCCCAGTCTAAAAGATGGAAGGTACTTAACTCTTTAATCACTCCAGAAACTTGGCTTTGGTTGATGACTGGTACACCTGCTGCCCAATCTCCCGTAGACGCATACGGGTTAGCTAAACTTATAAACCCTAAGGGGGTGCCTAGATTCTTTGGCGGCTTCCGAGAGTTAGTTATGCAAAAAGTTACTCAGTTCAAATGGGTTCCTAAATCTAAGGCGGTAGACATAGTGTTTCATGCGCTACAACCCGCTATCCGATTCACTAAAGAACAGTGTCTCGACCTACCAGAGATGACTTACGTTAAACGTGAAGTGGAGCTTACCCCCCAACAGAAGAAATACTATACTGCGTTGCGCAATCAAATGGTTATGGTAGCGGGAGGAGAGCAGATTACAGCAGCTAACGCTGCGGTTAACATGAACAAGCTACTACAGATTTCGTGTGGGGCCGTCTACACAGACACTGGCGAGACAGTAGAGTTCGATATTAAGAACCGCTATAAAGTACTACGCGAAGTTATAGACGAATCTAGCCAGAAAGTTTTAGTCTTTGTACCGTTCAAACACGCCATCGATTTACTCAAAGAGAAGTTAACTAAAGACGGTATTACTAATGAGATTATTCGTGGAGACGTTAGCGCTTCTCGCCGCACCCAGATATTTAAAGACTTCCAGAATAAAGACGACCCTCGCGTTTTAATAATCCAACCTCAAGCTGCCGCGCATGGAGTTACTCTTACGGCGGCTAACACTATTGTGTGGTGGGGGCCAGTTCCTTCGTTGGAAACTTATGCTCAAGCTAACGCCCGTGTCCATCGTTCTGGGCAAACCCACCCATGCACCGTAGTTCAACTACAAGGCTCTAAAGTAGAGAAACGTATATACGCACTCCTAGATGAGAGAATAAACGTTTATACAAAAATGATAGATTTATATCAAGACGTGCTTGAACTATAGACTAGACTACACTATACTACATGAAACGTAATCAAAATGGGTGCAGATAGTGGAAATAGAAGACGATAGTATCATTGATCTCGACCGCCTTGTAAGGGTGTACGTTAAGATAAGGGACAAAAAAGTAGAGCTTGCTACTGAATTTAATAAGCAAGAACAAGAGCTTAACGCTGGGCTTGATACTATAAAAAATAAACTGCTAGCCCATTGTGAAAAGAGTGGGATTGAATCTGTACGTACTGGTTCAGGCACTTTTTATAGGTCAGTTAAAACTAAGTTTTGGACTAGCGACTGGGAGTCGATGAACCGTTTCATGTTAGAGCACGAGTGTGTGGATTTGCTAGAGAAACGTATTCACCAAGGCAACATGAAACAGTTTTTAGAAGAGAACCCTGAGAAGCTTCCAGCTGGATTAAATTGTGATAGCGAATACACGTTAACTATACGGAGAAAAAAATGAGCGATACTTACGTTCCTATTGACGACTTGGCTGACCATCTAGCGGTTAAAGCAAGCACGATACGCCAATGGGTTAATAAAGGGTACATCCCAAGCACTACCTATATTAAGGTAGGGTACACTTACAGGTTTAACATTCCTGAAGTAGTCGCAGCTTTGAAGGCAGAAGCACCTCCCGAAGAAGTAAAAGAAACTGCTTCACCTGTTCAGGTAGAGCTAGATTTTCCTGAGGAAGAAGATGTATGACACAAGGTTCGGATGATATGCCGAGCGAGTACCAAGATATACTAGACGAATTTGAAAACGATACAAAAGTTCTACCGCCTCCTCAATATTCAGGTGTGCTACGGCTAAGTATTCGTGAAAATATGTTTCGTAAAGTAGCTGGGACTCACGAGGTAGCACTACAAACCCCAGCGATTAAAGCTGTAATTGTTAAAACTGCGCCCATATCACGCACTTACTACAAAGGGGATTATGTAGCTGGACAGAGTAACCCTCCTGCGTGTTGGTCATCAGATAGTGAGACGGGTAGACCATCAAACGAAGTAGTTGAAGATAGCAGACAATCAGCCGCATGCTTTGATTGCAAACAGAACATTAAAGGTTCGGGGGTAGGGCAAACACGGGCCTGTAGGTACCAGCAACGAATTGCTGTTTTACTTGCAGACGAAGAAGACAAAATCAACTTTGATGAGGTGTATCAATTGCAGCTTCCCGCTACAAGTTTATTTGGTAAAGACAAACAAAAAATGTCTATGCAGACTTACGCTCGTTTTCTTAATAGCCAAGAGAAGCCCGTACCTCTTGCCATGCTACTTACAGAGATACGTTTTGACGAAGAAAGTTACACACCAAAACTATATTTTAAACCGTTACGTGTATTAGAAGAGAGTGAAGTTAAGCTAGCAAGAGAGATACAAACTCATCCTGATACTGAAAAATTAGTGATGCTTAAGATTAAACCTAAACAAGATAGTTACCCCAACGTGGACAACGTGTTTGGTGTTGTTGAGGGGGAAGGAGTGTACGTGAGTAATTTGTAGTAAACAGAAGTACCTAAACCATAACTTAGTTTTTACAAACTAATGCTATTTTAATAACCTTTTTAACGAGAGCGCTAATATGACTAAAACATCATTTATGATTAACAATGTAGAAGCTTTATACCCAAGGCTAGACCAGCCTTACCATTTCCAACAAGGGGGCGGTAAGAACGGGCAGGGAGGTACATCTCGGTGTGAATCTACCGCGCAAGGCGCAGAGTACACCACTAACTTTAAAATGACGGGGGCACAGGCTAAGGAACTATTTAAGTCTATGTCAGCCGCCTATACAGAAAGTAAGCAAGACTCATGGCCCGATTTAGATATGCCTTTTAAGAAATCTGAAGATGGGTTTTTTGTCGGGAAAGCTAAAATCCCCGCGTCTTTTAACGGAACTCCTGTCGAGCCGCCTAAACATTTTGACGCTAAAAATGTCAGGTTAGAAGACGGGTTCCAATTAACATCGGGA